GCTAAGGTATCTACTTATACGGGTCCCCGAGTTCACAGGATCTCGCCTTACGATATATACTTTGATATCTCAGCCTCTGACTTTGACAGTGCAGCTAAGATTACCAGACGTATTGTCAGTATGGGTTCACTAAAGAAAGCCTTTGAAGAAGATCCTTTAGGCTTTGCTTGGGTACCGGACGCACTGAAGTCTACTATAGACATACGCACCAGACTAAACTCCTTCGGAGACTCTGACTTAGATAAGTCGGAGGGTTTGGTAAGCGATGGCTTTGGTAGCATTAGCCAGTACTACAGCTCAGATATGGTAGAGCTACTAGAGTTTGAAGGAGACATGTTCAACAGTGATACTGGGGAACTAAAGTCTAACTATCGTGTGATAGTAATGGACAGGAAAGAAGTAGTATACCAAGGCCCTATAGAATCTTGGTTAGGTAAATCTAATAAAGAACACGTAGGTTGGAGGGAGCGTCCTGACAATCTGTACGCAGCAGGTCCTTTAGATAATCTAGTAGGTATGCAATACCGAATAGATCACTTAGAGAATCTTAAGGCTGACGTATTCGATATGATTGCTCACCCCATAGTGTACCAACGAGGACTAGTAGAACAGTGGGAGTACGGTCCCGGGGAAAGAATCTTCGGAGATACAGACTCTAGTGTAGACTTTATCAGACCCGATGCTACAGCACTAAATGCTGACTTCCAGATAGAAACTCTTATGAGGAACATGGAGGACTTTGCTGGTGCGCCAAGAGAAGCAATGGGTATTAGAACTCCGGGCGAGAAAACAGCCTTTGAAGTACAGTCCTTGGAGAATGCTGCCGGAAGAATCTTCCAGCAAAAAATACAGAAGTTTGAGGAAGACTTTGTTGAACCTTTACTTAACCAGATGCTGGAAGCAGCTAGGAGAAACATATCTCCATCTGAGATCGTCAAGGTCCTAGACGAAGATCTGGCTATCACAGAGTTCTTAACAATAACTCCCGAGATTATCAATAGTCGAGGAAAGCTCTACCCCATAGGGGCTAGGCACTTCGCTAAGCAAGCTCAACTAGTACAGAACCTGACACAGTTTACCAATAGCGCAGCTTATGCTGATCCCGCTGTTAACGCCCACATCTCTGGACGTAGGATAGCAGAACTCTACGAAGAGAACTTAGGATTAGGTAAGTTTGAATTGGTACAAGACAACATCAGGATAGCTGAGCAACAGAACACACAGTCTCTGACTGCACAAGCCCAAGAGAACGTAGTGGGTGAGATAGCGGACAGATCCGTTAATGACGAAGGAGGTCCTAGTGGACTCTAGATGGTTTAAGGAAGACCGAGCCTTACCAAAGAACGAACAAGCAGAAGCAGTTAGAGAATCAGAGAAGGCTCTTAAAGCCTCTACTCTTTTAGTAAGACGACTAAAGCTTATCCTAGAAGATGAGATACAAAGGACGTACCGTAATGAAGAGGACTATGCTAGGGACAACTGGCAACAAGTAGTATTAGCTTCAGCAGCACGTAGAAAAACATTGAAAGAAGTAATTAATCTATTACCATAAAGGAGGACGACCATGTCCGAAGATGTATTCACCGAGACCAAGGGTGATTCTAGCGGCTCATACCTAGAGAAGCTAGTGGGAGAAGGCAAGAAGTTCAGCGACCCAGAGGCGTTAGCCAGAGGGAAAGCAGAAGCAGATGCCTTTATAGAACAACTGAAACGAGAGAAGCAAGAGGCAATGGATGCCCTAGCCAAAGCAGAGGGAGATACCAAATCCCAAGCTACGGTAGCTGATCTTATAGCAGAAGTTCGAAAAGCCCAAGAAGGTAACTCCGATAATAACCAAATGTCTGAGGATGACCTTGTAACAAAAGTCAGAGATATTATGAGAGGAGAATCTGCTCAAGCGACAGCTAAGCAGAATCGTGACAAGGGGAACGAGCTAGTACTACAAAAGGTTGGAGGCGACATTAACGCTGCCAAGACCTACGTAGCAGAGCGAGCTAAGCAACTGGGTATGTCACCAGCCAAGCTAGCCGAGCTGAGCGAAGTTAGCCCAAGTGCCTTTGCCAAACTAATTGATACTGATACAAGTACTGCGACCAAGGGTACCACAGCTATACCCTCATCTAACTCTAGCAACTTTAACCAGAACTCTCCGCAATTAGAGATTGACGGTTATAAGACTAAGGCTTGGTTTGATAACCAGCGTAAGGAACTGGGAGTCTCCAAGTACCTTAACAATCACAAGTTGCAAAATGATTATTTGAAGTCTGCTATGGCACTCGGGGATCGTTTTAAATAAACATCCAAGTGGAGAAATAAAATGGCAATGAACACAAGTAACAGTGCCGTATTGACCCGCTCAGAGGTGTGGAGTACGCAACTCAAGGAAGTTATCCAAGACGAACTTATGGCACAAAGCTGGGTAAACTGGCTGTCTGAGTTCCCTGATGGTGATCAGTTCACGATTCCATCTATTGGTGAATCTACGGTAAACGATTACGTTGAAGACACATCTGTGACTTACAACGCTCTCGATACTGGTGAGTTTGCTTTCACAATCACTGAGTATCTATCAAGCGGTAGTTACATCACGGAAAAGGCTCGTCAGGATTTGTTCTACGCACAGCGGTTGGAAGCTGCTTTCGTACCAAGTCAGGCTAGGGCACTTGCCGAAAAGATTGAAACGGATATCCTAGCACTTGCTGCTGGTGGTGCATCTGGAGGCCAAACGGCTTCAGCCACTAACCAGATCAATGGCGCGGATCATCGTTTCGTCGCAACAGGTACCAACGAGACCATGGCTGTATCGGACTTTGCAAAAGCCCTCTATAGCTTGAAGAAGGCCAATGTGCCTGACACAGGCTTGATCGCTATTGTAGATCCTTCGGTAGAGTATAAACTTAACACGCTGACCAATCTTGTTAATTTCTCTAACAACCCTCGTTGGGAAGGTATCGTAACGTCTGGTATTGGATCGGGGATGAAGTTTGTTAAAAACATCTTCGGCTTTGATACTTACGTGTCTAACTATCTGCCGACAGCTAATGAAACTATTACGCTGACGACTGCCGCTGGTAAAGCTAACATCTTTTTCTCAGCGTCTAATTCTGAGCTGCTCCCGTTCATGGGTGCTATGCGTCAGATGCCGAAGGTAGATGGGGAGTTCAATAAGGACAAGCAGCGTGAAGAGTACGTCACAACTGCACGTTATGGCCTTAAAGTATACCGTCCTGAAAACCTTGTTTGCGTTCTCGCAGACACCGATCAAGTATAAAGGAGAAGATAATGTCTAGAAATGCAACTTGGACAAACTCCGATGGCTTGCGTGTCGGTTTTGGTACACACACGGAAGATAACAATGTACTTCGGGTAGTCGAAGGTGGGACGGTTAAGACTTATACAATCGAACTGCCAGATGCTACAGCTCTTGAAGCGACAGCTTCTATCACATCAGCGTCAATTCCCCCACAGAGTGTTTTGCTACCTCGCGGTAGTTCAATCCTCGAAGCAACTTTTAGTGTAAAAACAGTTTTCACTACTAGTGCTAGTGGTGCTCTTGACATTGGACTTTGGTCTGCTGCTAGTACTCCAGTACTTGACGACATTAACGGTATTGATGCCGCTATTGCCGTTACTGCTCTGGATGCTATCGGTGACGTTGTCATTTGTGATGGTGCTGTAGTTGGTGGTGTAGTACCTGTTGGTGCTACCTCTAACTCCGATTGTGCTGTTGTCTTTGGGTACGTGACCGGCGTGTTCACGGCTGGTGCAGGCGTCCTGACTCTCAGGGTACTTGTTCCGCACGGTTCACAGGGTCGTACGCTTGCAGCGTAACTAATTAGGGAAAGGAGTCCTTCGGGACTCCTGACCCTTTAGTTAAAGGAGAATACGTATGACACAACCAACCAAAGAAGTTAGTAAATTGGCGGACGCTTCGTCTAATCCCCAGATTGGGAACAGGCAAGCAGCAGTAGCAGACATATCCGTTTCGGGTACGTACGCTACGGATGACACGCCCATCGAAACGGCAGTCAATGGAATACTCGCAGCTTTGCGGGCACATGGATTGATTGCAGACTAAGTAACACGTCCCCCCGAAAGGGGGGACTTTATTCGAGATACTAATGGCTAAAGATACGCTGCTCGATATCGTACAAGGCATACTATCAGATGCTGATGGAGACAATGTCAACTCAATCTCGGATACGGTAGAGTCAGACCAGTGTGCCAGAGTAGTACGCGATGTCTTTGAGCAAATAGTAGATGATTACGATCTAGCTTCACTTAACAGGGCTATACGATTAGATGCTACATCATCTAGTACGCCTACTGTGATGCTCAGACCGGAGGGATTCCATACTATAGAATGGATACAGTACGATAAAAAGACTACTGCTGGTGGAGATCAAAACTACCAAGAAGTAACTTATCAAGATCCTAAGTCGTTCTTCGAAAGAACATCGGCTAGGAACTTATCAGATTCTAATGTCCAAGCACTAGTCTTGGATAGTGGGCACAGCCTGTTAATATACAATGACAGGGCACCACAACGGTACACATACCTAGAAGACTACAATGACATCATATTCGATGCGTTTGATTCTAATCTAGAGACTAACCTACAGCAAAGCAAGTCCTTTGCCTATGGGATACTTAAGCCCGAACTTGCTCTGGCAGATGAAACAGAACCGGATCTTCCGAAGCATCTTTTCACTCTGCTAAAGAGGGAGTCTCGGGCTTTATACTTTGACCTCTATAAAGACGGAGTCTCTAGAGAGGTTGATAGGACTAGACGCAAGGCTGAAGTACGGTCTCAGCGTCTTAGGCACATGACCAAAGATAGTGATAATTACACAGGCCCAGACTACGGGCGTAAACGACGATAAGGACCAGTTATGTCACAGATAGAAGATTTTAATCCCGACCGGGACGAGAACGAAACAAAGAATATAGATGCCTTTGGAAAGAAGTGGGGCATAGGTAAAGAAAGGTTTGGATCAATGCTCCTAGCAGTCCCAGAGCCAAACATAGGGGATCGCACAGCTATTCCTAAACAGCTACAAGGTAAGTGGACAGGTAGAGCAATCCTAGAAGAAGCTATTCGTACTTATGTAAAATCAACGTGGGATATGGCGGACCAAGCTAGGGTAAAGAACGAACGTAAAGCTAACGTACAGAAAGAACAAGGAAAGAGTGCTTAATAGTGCCTGAGCAAATCCGTCAAGTAAAAAACTACTTTACGTTTAACAAGGGAATCAACACTGAAGCTAATGAGATCAATTTCCCAGACGGTTTCAGTACCGATGAGAGAAATTACGAACTCTTAGTAGATGGTTCTCGACGTAGACGTAAGGGGTTAGCCCTAGAGTCTGGGGGTAGTGACAAAGTTACTACTACAGCTACGGGCAGTGCTACCGGATTGCACAGTCAAAGTTTTGTTTGGACGAACGTAGGAGGTGATCCAGATAAAACCTTTATTGTCCACAAAAGTGGAAGCGTCCTCTACTTTACGGACGATGCCGAACTTATCTCAACGACCTACAATAGCAATGAGATAGACCTTGATGATTACGCAGTAACAA